AACTTATTATTTATTTTTTGATATTTGTCATTAATTGTGTTTAGAAAGTACGGCTTGTATTTCATGTGATCAAATTTTACACTCCAACTTGCAACTTGCACATTTTTTCCTAATAGTTGTCCCCAATATGCTCCATGGTAACTATCTGTTACTATAGTATTTGCACTACCAAGGAATTCTATTACATCTGCAAATTTTGTAGTGTTATTTTTTATTACAGGAAAGTTTTCGTTATTAGTAAATTTTGTTTTGTAAGCATGTGTAAAATAAACTACTTCGTGTCTTTCATTATATTTTTTGTCAAAAGATTCGTGCATACACGAAACACATGGAAGATAGTAATTATAATATCCATCTATATAATCTCGAATGCCTATAAGATTGCAATCTTCAATCCATTTAGGGTAATACACATCGACAACTTTGTTTACATGTTTTACACCAAAGTTGTGTCCTATACCCCATAAGGTTGTTGTTTTTGGTTGTTTATCAATTAACATTTTAATATGTTTACTAAACTTTTTATGTATTAATCCGCCACCGCCTACAATTAGATGTTTATTTGATAATTTTGTTTTGTTATATAATATTTCTTCAGAACTACAATCAATATCAAAATACCTACTTGGATTACAAAAGTAGTCACCGACATTGTTTTTTACTTTTCTATGTACTTCTATTATTTGTGACATGCTATAAAATTATGATAAAAACTTAAATCAGATGCAGTATGAATTTTTAATTTTTCTTTAGTACAAGTATTCATATCTAGGTCTATTATTTTATAATAAATTGATTCAAAAAAATCAAAAATATCTTCACTACCGTAATCATAATTTACCATGTGTACATCTGCACATTCAAAATATATTATTGGCTTGTTTTTTGTAATTGTATGTTTAGCACCTATTAATGTTTTTAATTCATTTCCTTCAACATCTATTTTTATTAAACCAACATTTTTAAAATTATAACTATCAAGTGTTTTTACATCAACAGTTATAGTATGATATGTGCCATTAGCTCTTTGTTTTGTAAGTCCACTCCAGCCACCTAGTTCTAGATCAATATGAAAATCTAATTGTCCAATTTGATCACTAAGGGCAACTTGATGAACATGTTGTGTTTCTTTTTTAAATTTAGGTTTGATTATAGTTACAATTTTAGGAGTAGGTTCAAACAAGTGTGCTGTACTGTCAGGAAAAAACTTAGCAACATTTTTGTACCAGTTTCCTTTTCTTGCACCTATATCTATAATTGTTTTTTGCGGCGTCAAGTTTTTTTGTAAATAAGGAAATATAACATTATCTTCTTTACGTTTGTATTGCATCTAAACTTTTCCAATTAGCTTTTGCAACTTTAGGTATGCTATCACCTTTATACCAGAGATTACCATATACTTGTGTCCTTTGTAATTTAGTATGGTCATAGTCTAATTTAACAGCATGTAGAGTGTTATAGTCTGGAGCAAACATAGTAATAGAATTATTTTTTGAATGTTCAAAAGATGTGTTAGCCCAATCCCACGGAACCCAACATGTATCTTTTGTTGTGTTAGTACGCCATTCTTCAAATATCCATTTTCTATTATCTGCAAAATCCATAAAGTGGGTATGTAAGCCTAATTCTTCAGCTTCACTATCTGTATTAATATTAATCATATAAGTTGCACATTTACGTCTAATATCTGGATGTGGACTTATTTCATAGCCACTAACATATTTTTGTATTGCTGTATCAACGCCAGTTTCGCCTGTCTTTTTAAACTTCTTTTTGATACACTTGTGCCAAGCCTTACTGTTAAAGAAGTCAACTAATTCTTCTAATATTTTATCTTCATAGTATTTTAATCTAAATGCTACACCATAACCTTCAAGGAGATCTTGGTTTGCAACACCTTTCCCTACATCCTTATTATTATACCATTCAATATAACTTTTTACACTTGTTGTGCATCCAGGAAAAGGTTGGGGTTTATATTTGAACTCATTAGTAAGTCTATTACACATTTCTTCGGTAGACTTAAATTCAGGTACTTTTATTTGTTTACAATTTGTAATTCTTGTAAAATGATCTTGTGTAAAAAAATCTTCTACGTATATAAATTTAAATGGGTGTTCTGTAAAATCAGCAGAATATATTTTATCTATTAGGTAATTGAAATCTTCCATTGGCAATCCTTCCTTTGTATTTATAGTGTTGCATCTTCCATACCAGCAACACGTAATTTTACTACATTGGTTATTTGCCATTGCTTTTGATCAAGAGCCTTTAATACTCCTAACCATTTGTTTCTTAATAATGCAAATTCATTTATTATTTTTTCATAGTCAACTACGTCTGCCTCGCCGTCAACGTATTTTTCTACGTCGCGGCTAGACAGAGCTCGTTGATAGTTTTCTAAATATTTTTTGAAATAAGAACTACGAAGACGCCTTAGTTCGATATTTAAATAGTTTAATATAGCTTCAATTTCTTGTAATTGATTAAATCTATGTTCAACAATACCAGGCATTTCTGCCGCCGCACGTTCAACATTTCCTTTAAGTTTTACTTCTACACGAGCTTTAGTAAGTTCGCCTTCAAAGTAATTTACTGCATCAGGAATCCTTGATACATCACGAGATATTTCGCTATACCAACCCATTAGTCTTCATCATCCCAAGGGTCGTCATCTTCATAGTTTTCTGCATCAATATCTAGAAAATAATTTATAGCACCATCTAAAGTATTATCAGTACCTAAGCATTGCGTAAGTGTATGATCATCAACACCATAATCGGCTAATAAATCTACATATCGTTCTGCCGCAATCTCTATATTCTTTTTATCTGTATACTCTTTAAATAGTGTCCAAATATCAACGATTTGACTTTCGTCCATAGTTTACTCCTCGATTGTTTCTTCGACTAGTTCTTCAACATCATCATCCGCGGTATTTACCACAGGCGAAATTTTTTCGTTGTATTCAGACATAATCAAATCGAGTTTTTCTCCTATCCATTGTTTACGATAGTCAAGATGTTCATTACCTGCTAAGTCAACATATTTTAATCTATTGCCTTGTTTTACAAGTAATCCTTGTTTTTCAAACATATCAACAAGTCCACTGTAAGGATCCATACCTGTTTCATATGGTATCTTTACTTGTACACCTTCAAACGGTTTTGCATAACGAGTCTTCATTACTTTACAACCAGCTCTAATACCACGTACATCGCTTACTTTATTGCCATCTTCGTCTTCTTTTAATTTTAGTTTTTTCATTGCAACAACTATACTAGATGCATAGATAAAACCTTGACCACCACTAATTTTGTCATCTGGATCAAACATATCTTGCGATGCATAAGTGTGGTTAGTACATACTAATCCTACATTGTGCGAACCAATCATGTTAACTGTGTTACGAACAAGTGCAGTCAATTGCTTAGGCTTACGACCCATATCACCTTTCATATCACCTTTGTTAAACTGATCGATATCAGTAGGTGTAAGTAACATACCTAAGCTATCAATAACAAATAAAACTTTAGGACGATCTTCTTCTGCCATAGATCTATAATCATCCATAAATGTTGAAATAGTTTTTGCAACATCATCTATCATTGACATATTCAATTTCAATAGCTTATCTTCTGATGTATCAACTTCGAGTGCATGTAACCATGATTCATCAAGTGCATTCTCTGAGTCAATAAGAACTACAAAGATACCTTGTTCTTGTGCGGCTTTTACAATATTACCTGCACAAATGTAACTTTTACCTGCACCACTTTCGCCTGCAAATACTGTTACCTTACCTAGTGGAACACCTTTGTTAAAGTCTCCTGATACTAGATAGTTGAGTGCATAATTGCCTGTTGAAATCCAATCAGTTGGATCGTTAAATCCTGCACTCATTCCTGTAATGGATTTTGTTAATTGCGTCCGAAACTTACTCGGATCAAATGCCTTTGCCATATTATCTCCTTGTTAGCCTAGTATGGGGGATTTCTCCCCCATAGAATTTATTGATTTTGTCTTGCTCTGATCATTGCAAGAATGTCAGATCCGTCAGCATTTGCACCTTCTGCTTTAGCAGGTTCTTCTGCTTTAGGAGCAGGTGCAGGTTCAGGCTTTGGGTCTACAGTAGCCTCCTTAGCAGGTGCTTCTACTTTTGGTGCTGTCATTGATGTCGCAGTACCGTTTGATGATGCTGTATTAGGATCACCTGTACGTGCTTGCATTCCTGCAGGACGGAAGTAGTTACTCCATTTATCTGCATCATATGCCTCGCCATCTACTGATGCTTCAAACATCTCTTGCATTACCTTAAGTTCGACTTCAGTTGGCTTCTTAGGAAGGAAGTCAGAAAGGTTAAACAAGCCATGTGTGTTTATAGCTTGCATTTCGGCATCATCTAGTGGACGATCTCTTCTAGCCCAATTACTTGTGCTGTAGTCTGCGTATCCACCTTTTGAAGTTTTGTTAAGACGGAAGTCTACACCAGCAGTATAATCTGTTGGCAATTCTTCCATATCAGGATCCATAAGAGCCTGCTTGATAATTTGGAAAATTTGTGGGCCAATTATAAAACGTCTAATTGGATTTTCTGGAGTCTCGTCATCTGAAAGTGGATTTTCAGTAACAAAGCCTTGGAAAATGTAACTTCTTTTTTTCCAATATTTTCGACCCATATCTTCAAGACTTGGATCTTTAAACCAACCTCTAACTTCATTTAGAATATTACAAGTTTCACTATACATTTCCATACATGGTATCTGTACTTGTACAGGTCTACTTGCAGTGTCACCTTTTACACCTGCGAACGGAAGTTTGATCATCAAACGTTCTTTCCAGAAAAACGTATTGTCTTGATCTCCGTCAGGAAGGAAACGCATTGTTGCAGTTTGTCCTTCTTGCATATTCCAAAATGGGTAGATTGGGTTTGGACCGCTTGGTCCTTGTGAACCACCTGAGCGTGATTCCTGTTCTTTAAGTTTAGCTCTAATTTCTGCTAATGATGCCATAGTTTTTGCCTCCTATAATTTGCCTATTGCATTGTGCCTTAATGTACAGCACTATATTGTACTATACAGTCTTATTTAGCAAAGGTCAACCTTTTTTTGCTAAATTCTTGAAATAATTGTATTTTTTTATAGACCAGCTAATCTCATAATATCTTGTGCTTCTTTTGTGGTCTTATTCTTTTCTGCCTTGCTATATTTGTCTTTAAGTCTACCTAGTTCTTCCTGGCTAGCTCCATCACGACCTGCTTGAGCCGCTTTTTTCATATATTCTTCGCCGTGCTTCTTAACACCAGTATAATACTGTAATCCTGATTCTTCCATTTCTTCGTCTTGTGCTACTGTTGGTTCCATTACAGTGCCAGCAGGTTGTTCGTCTGTAATTACAGGTTCTTGAGGTGTAGTGTATTGTTCATATGTAGCCATTATACGTTCTATAAATGATTTGGCAGGATTTATATATTCTTCACCATAATCTTTTTCTATTGCAGTAAGGACTGCTGTTTCGCCTTTAGGAAACTGACCTGTTTCTCTATCAAATAATGACAATACAAATTCAGTAACTGGAATCTTCTTACCATCTACATCCATTTCGTCATCATCTTTGTCTCTAGCAATTTTAAGTGCTTTAGTAAATTTATTTCCTTCTTTTACCCCGTATGTTATGCATGGATCTTGTCCACAACCGCAATTTTTCTTTTGCTTTCCTTCGTTTGCTTTCTTGTTTTTTGGCTTATCATGTGTCCAGCCTTTAGCGGCTAGATCTTTATGATCTTTTTCGATCTTTGCCATTTTGCCTTTTCCTGTCTTTGGATCGTACATCATATGAGGTTCAAATTTTTCATCATCTTTTTTATCTTCGGTCATTCCTCTTTGTAATCCATCAGGTACACCATTTCCGTCTTTATCTCTCCACCAAGATCCTGATTCATCATGACAATCGTGTCCGCAACTACATCCAGATTTTGCCGCATGCATTTGACATCCACAATCTTTACAATGATATTTTTGATAACCAACCATATACTTTTCTTGTAAATTTTCTTCTGCAAATTGGCCCATTAATGATTCAAATGCATCTTCAATGTTTTGTTCATCTACTGTACCAGCTCTAGTCATGAACCCTGAATTTAATTCTTTACCAATGCGATCAACTTCTACATCCATATCGCCAGTTTCTGCACCTGATTTTTTAATTGTATTATACAAACATACTCTGGGATCGTTTAGACATCCTTGTTCTATTTTCATAATAGTTGCATCGTCATATCCGTGGGATCCAAGCACAGTCCTTAAGATTCCAAGATCTGCATCATATTGCTTTGATCTTTCTTCTCCTGCTTTTTTAAAGTCGTCATATTTTCCTTTAATATAATCCATTATGCCGCCTTCTGCAACATCGTCAGGACCTATTGATTTTGCTTTTGTTGCTTCGCTTACTAAATTGTAAATGTAAGGAAACACATCTTTTAGTTCTTCATTAAACTGTTTTATAGTCAATTGATCAATCCAATTTTCTGCTACATCATTAGGAACATCTTCAATAATTGGCTTTACATATGCTTCAAATGCTTTTGTATAATATGCAGGTTTTTGTAGAGATTCAATTGTTTTTTTGACTGATGTAATTCTATCTAATACAACTGGCATGTAATCTTTAAGACTTTCTGCCATTACAGTAGAACGGCCCATGTAAGATTTGAACTTGCGGAGTTTGCTCAATTCCTCACTTAAACCTACAATATGTGTACCAAAATCATCAAATGGCTTACCACCTTCTGCAACGTGTCTTGCCATTGCTCTGGCGCCTGTTAAATGTTTGTATGGATAAAGAAATCTTTCACCGTCCGCATTTTCTATATAAATTTTGCCTATGTTACGTATACGTCCATTTGCAATTTCTTTATTAACACTTTCGGTATGTTTTATAACTATCTTAGCATTATCTACTTTCTGATAGCTAACTTTATTACTTCCGTATAATTTTGATTCAGCCATTGTATTGTCTCCGCGGTTTTGTGCCAAAAATTGATAATCTCTGCGATCTAAATTAGACTTGTTTATATTCCTTGTATCAAAAGTCATTAACCTTTTTTTACTAAATTGTCTTAATTCTTTTAAAAAGTTATACCATTTTTCTTTGGTAATTTCATCCTGTTCAGCAACAAAGTTATCACTATACATAACTTCTATAGATTCTTCATTTAAACTTACGCTTACTTTACCAAGATTTACTTCAGCTTCTTTAAAGTCAAAATCAAAAAATCTTGCTTCATTTGGTTTATTTGTAACCTTTCCTTCAGCATCACCTATAGTAACACTAGGAAATCTGCCTCGTATTTTGTTAAATAATTCTTCTGCTATTAGATCTAAATTTTTCATGACATAGTATTTATCAATAATTGGTACTTATGAAGATAGGCATCGGCGCCTCGTAATCTTCAATATCGTCCGTTTGGTTAAATGTATTATAAATTCTTGGATCCCAATCTTTTAATACAGCCATCATTCTAATGGCAAGTAATGTTGCAGAAATAAGATCGTCGGTTTGACCTAGCTTTGCTTGATAACTAGAGCCTGTAGCAACATAATTTTTAAGTTCTGATATCATAGGTTTTGAATGTATACACATTTTATCATTTTCGATCATAGTTTTTAATCTGCTACACGCTGTAATTTTTGTACTATGTGTTGTATTAAAGCCTTTTCTAAATTTTCTAACATGTCCTTTTCTAATAGGTTCACTTACAAACAACCCTTTTATATTATCCTCACCAAAGTCATTAATTACAATTAAGGCGGCCTCTCCTATACCATTGTTTTCTACGCTCCAATATATACCATTTTCGTTACCTATTTCTCCAGCTAGATAATTGCATATATCTGCTAACACTCTAATTTGTCCTGGTATTGCAGTTGTATTATGTTGCCATTCTGCAACTTGTTCGTAACTAGGTAATTCAAATACCTGTATGGCAGCATAATCTCCACCTGTTCCCATACTTGGATCTAAAGCAACAGCATAAGTATAATCTTTATCTGGAGTCTTATACCAACGTGTTTGCCCCATATTAATAGTTGGATTATCACCTTCGAGTGTTGCAAGTTTTATTGCACTTATTAAAGTTTCATCAAATACTAAAAATTCACAACCATATTCACGTCTAAATCTTTCTTCACCAATACGCCCCATCTCTTCGTCTTTCCATTTTTCATCTCTGTCAGGATGCTCGTCCCAGCTACATGTAAAACTATGAAAGCCGTTTCTACCAACATCTTGTTCGTTACCATGTTCATCAAATTTATCTTCAGCTTGTTTCCAAATAGTTGCAAATGTATCTTCGTCTGAGTTAGGTGTACTTGTAAGAATTGCACGACCACCTGTTGCTAGAGTGGGCGATATAGAAGTCCAAAATTCATCTGCAATCGTAGGTTGTACAAATGCAAACTCATCACAGTATAACAAAGATATACTCATACCTCTGCCTGTGTTTCCAGTTGTTGTAGCACTAACTATACGAGATCCGTTTTCAAACTCTATAGATCCTTTGTTGTAATTAACAACACCTGCACGTATATGATCAGGACACATTTCATATCCATACCTAATACGTTGCATAATTTCTTGTGCTCCTGTGTATTTGTGGGCCGCAATAAGTATTGTTTGATCAGGATTGAACATAGCATACCATAATAAGTATATTGCCGCACATGTAGTTTTACCAGTTTGTCTAGGCAACATGTTTATATTAAATCTATGATTATGATAACTGCCTAATAAACCAACCTGATATTCGTAAGGATCAAAAAGTAACTTACCCTTAACTGGATGTTGTATATATGCAAAGTTTTTTGCAAAATACAAATATCCTAAATCGCCATCCATACATTTTGCAAGATCGTGGACTTGTTCTTCGGTAAATGTTTCTTTTTTGTTTGCTTTTTTAGTTAATACACCGTCTAAACTTTTGCTCATATATATATTTAACCAAAAAATAAAGGATTATTTAGAATTACGAATACTCAGCTCCTGCATAAAAAGGAATATTTCTATCTTTTATTATGCTTGATCCTGGCAAATATGTGATATCCATTATACAAGCACAAGCAATTACATTGCCTCCTAATTGCTGTACAATGTCTATCGCGGCATTCATTGTACCACCAGTAGCCATTAAATCATCTATTATAATAACTCTATCATCTTTAGATATTGCATCTGATTTAATTTCTAATGTTGCAGTACTATATTCTAATTTATATTCTTGCGATTTTGTAGGCGGAGGTAGTTTACCTTTTTTTCTAGCCAATACCAACGGATTACGTGTCCTATGTGCAAAAATGCTTGCAAATATAAATCCTCTAGCATCTAAACCTACAATTTTATCTACAGGACAATATTTTAACAGTTTGTCATAAAGAAAATTATTTGCTTCTGCAAATCCTTGTGGACTCTGACATAAACTTGCTGTGCATTTAAAGTCTATGCCTTCTTTTGGAAAGTCCTGGTAGCTTCTTACATAATCTTTTATCATTAGTAACTCTGTGCAAGCCTCCACATTAAATATTCTTTGCTTTCAATAGGTTCGTACTTATCTGGTTGTTTAGTTAAATTCTTTACTATTGTGCCAGGCTGTGGATCTACAAAGTGTGGCATACTAAAACGCTCTTGATCAATATGTGTGTTGACGACTCTATGCTTTGTACTTTTAAAGTAATCATTAGTCCAACGTTGTAATAGATCACCAATGTTGCAGACTACTCCATCTTCCGCATACGGTACCGCATGCCACTGTCCTTGCAGGTCTTGTACTTGTAAGCCCGGGACATCGTTGATTTGCCAAAGAAGTGTAATAGTGCCGTAATCACTGTGTTCTCCGATTCTCATTTGTTTATCTAATATTGGCCCTGTGTAAGCAGGGTAATGTAAAATACGTGTTGTATTAAACATTTCTTTATGTGCATCTACAAGTGTTGTTCCTGTATTTAAAATTACATCAAACATACTTAGAATACGCAACGTAAGTTTGTCTGCAATACTAATACTGTCCAATGCACTTTGTTTGAACGTTGACAGTTCTGTAGGCCATAGTTCATCAGGCATTCTAGTGTTATTATAATTATAAGATTCTTTAATATCTTTTGGTGCAGTAGGGTCTACATTTTCATGTCCTACCATACTATATCCTAAGTTTGTATCATTATCATAAGGATATTTTTG